CCAAGCTTGTCGAAGCGACTAACGATCTTGCTGTCGCTCGAACCGTCGCCCAGGTCGCGAGTCATCTTGGTGTTGGTGTCGTTAATGGACTTCCCGAGGGCAGCGGCCTCAGCCGCCACCTTCGCGAAAGTCGGGCCAGTTTCATCGTTGGCCATCAAGTTGAAAACCACTGAGGCGTCAGCCATCTACTCACTCTTTTCTTTGAGTCGTTCGTCGAATAGAGACACGGCGTCCTCTATCTGTTGAACGCTGAGTTGGTCGATTTCCCAGGGCTTCACACCCAGTTCAGAAGCGAACATCATCCAGTACTGCTGTTTGATCTCGCCTATTCGGCTTTTGGGACCGTCTGACCCTCGGCTTTAGCCTCGTCGATCTGCTTATCAATCTCTTCGAGCGCAGCGACACGAGTGGGATCGTCAGTGATGTTCTCGACTTCTTCTCGCATAGCGACAAGCTCTTCAAGGTCGAGCTGGAGCTCCAGCTCTCCGAGGCTGAATGACACGTCCGAGAACTTCAACTTAGGGTGAGTACGCTTGAGCATCATCCAGAGAAGAGCCCTACGGGCCTTGACGTTGCCCTTCAGCAACTTGGTTGTAACGTCGTCCCAGTCCATGCCGGTAGCGTCTTCAACTGCTTCCGCTTCGAAGGCACTAACCTTCGCTGGCTTGAACTCGAACTTCTGGACGTCGTCTTCTGCGGGCTTATAAATCAAATACATCTGTTCTCCGTTTCTCCGTGCTTAACTACTGGATCGCCTAGCGATCCTTTGAGCCATATCGTGAAGGGCATTCAAGACACCCTGCTTGTATTCCTCTTTGTGCGCCTTCAACGTGTCGTCGAAGAACCCAGGAATTGGTGAGACCTGCCCAACCCAGTTGTTCTTATTGCCGAAGACCGTGTGTCGCCAGAAGCCCTTGTTGAGGTACCGGGGAGCGTTCGTGAAGCCACGAAGCTGTGGCGTGAACGGAATCCACACACGAATACCCGTGCGCCTACCAGAGAGCCGAATGGCGACCTTGGTCTTAGAGGCGAGGTACGAACCCAAAGCGGGCTTCGCAGAGCTGGAGGGCATCCCACGGAGCTTCTGCTGAACCTCTGTGACACCAGGCTGAACGGCAGACTTCAGGTCTGTACGAAGGTCTTTCCTGAGGGCTTTGCCATCGGCTTCCCTCAGGACCGCCTTCTGAACGTTCTGGATAGCCTGAGTCTCAATAGAGAGGACGATCTTCGCTCTGCGGTGAGACCCCATGAGGGTTAGCTCGTTGCGCGAGTGATTGTGCCGCTCGTAAGGAACGAGACATCAACGGTCGAAGTCTTACCGACGTCACCCGAAATGGGCTTCCAACTGTTGATGAGGATCGAACCCGTGTACTTCGGATTGGAAGTAGAGACGGAGCCGGCATCCGGGCGGATTTCGAAAGCGACTACTGTGCCAACGAGAGCCCACATAATGGAGTCCAGGTTGGCTGCCTGATAGTCGTTCAGGAAGGTGATGGAAAGCTGACCGTCTTTGAGCCCACCAACACGGGCCTTATAGGTCTGACCAAAAGCCGTAACCTCTTCGTCGTCAACAGTGACGTTGAACTCGACGTGAGTAGCGTGGTCGGAGATGACGTTAGTGGCGATGCTGATGTAAGCATTCGTCAGCACTGTGGGAACGAGGGCCATGAGAAGCTCCTATTTAGTTAGTGTGAAGTTGTGTTAGGTGTTTACGCCTTAGGAGCTTTGTCGTCCTTCAGCTTCTCCAAATCGTCCTTGGCTTTCCCAAGCTCTTGCTTGGTCTCACCGAGGTCTTCCTTTGCATCCCGAAGGTGCGCCTCTAGCGCACTGACTCTGCGCTTAAGCTCTCTGATATCAGATTCCGCGGACATCGCTACTTCACTGCAATTCCGCAAGTGACTGCGAATAGGAAGCTATGAGTGGAACCACCAGAGATGGTCCAGGTAGCCCTCCACCACGTATCCGTGACAGCGCCAAGGACGTTGGAGGACTGACCACTGAGGGCAGTGGAGGCAGTGAAGATGATCCGGTCGGTCGGAGAAGCGAACGTGTTGTCCACCGAGGACTGGATCTTCACAGTCATGCTTCCGTCCGTGTAACCAAGGACGTGAAGGTTCGAGTAGAACCTCTGGGTCGCTGAGACAGCTCCGAGCTGGATACCTGTTCCGTTGCCTGTCGCTGTGCGAGCAGTGCCGTTCGGGTGGAAGACCTGGCCGCGTGCCATCGGCTGTTCACCCAGCCAGTTCGCGTCCGTGGTAAGGACTTTGCCGTGGTCAGCACCAGGCTTAATCGAACTGTCGAGGACCTTCGTCAGGTATGCGAGGTCGCCAACAACTCCCCCAGTCGGGATGAGTGACAGCGGCTGAGTCGAAGTACCGAGGTTGTTGAAGAGGACGTCGTCCGGCTGACTAAGGTCGCCGGCCTGCCAGAACATGGTTGCCGTAGTAGTGGTGTCGAAGACTCCACCGACGCGGGCCTTATAACCACCAGAGGAGAACGTCGTAACCTCTTCGTCGTCTACCGAGGTAGCCGTTTCGAGGTGGTTGGAGTAGCCCGAAGCATCCAAGCTGGAGTAGTAAATCTTGGTGTCCGTCAGGACCAGTGGCGTGAATGTCATCGAGACACCTTCCGTATTTAGTTAGGCCCAGACTCGGACAACGAGGTTGGCACCGATGTAGTCGTTGGTACCGATGGTGTAATAGCGGAAAGCGCCAACAGCCTGTTCAACGATTAGCGTCTTACAGACACCACCAAGGGTCTTATCCGATTCGATGGCCACGAGAAGACTCTTCGTGCTATCGGGATTGAGGTAATCGACGAGGTCGGCTTTGCCGCTATCTGGGTCACTGTTGCTCATGAAGATGCCACACGTGAACACCAGCTCCGTGAGACTGCCGAAGGTCTGGTGATAAGCAAAATCGACATCAATAACAGCGAACGTCGGAGGGTTGATAGCTCCAGGGAGAGTCGGCAGTGATTGCACACCGCCGATTGCCTTAACGGCCTCTGCTAGCCCCTTCTGAATGGCGAAGATGTCTGCCATCTCTAGACCGCCTTGCGAATGTAATGGTCAATCAGAGCGTCGTAGTCGGAGTCAGTCTTAGTGACGAACCCAGAGAAGCCGCCGCTGTAGTCCAGGCGGAAGCCTTCAGGAGAATCCTTCCGGCGATACAGCCGAGTAGCGAGCAACAGGCACGCCTCAGAAATGGGATCAGGAACCTCAAGCCATCCGAACTTGGCTGTCACCTTCATCGTCATTCCGATGCCCCAATAGGGCTGGCAGTAGTTCGAGGGGTAGTTAACCCGTTCGATGATGTAAGGCGACTCACCGTCAGCGATAGCGTTCATCGGCTTCAGCCGATAAGAGGTAGCCGGCAGCGTCGTAAACGAAGTGCCATTCCCGATCGAGATAACCAATCCAGTAGTCGTGGAGATGTCGTCGACTACAACCTTGCTCTTATGGGTAATGTCGTAGTAGCGGTCATTCAGAACGTCGTCCTGCCAGAAACGACGACCACAGTCATCTTCAATACGTCGCGAAGCGACACTAATCTTCTGGCTGACCAGAGCGTCAGTTTCACCGGAATCCGAGATGTCAGATCGAAGGCTAAGACGACCCTTGACGAGCTCGACAGTCGTATAGTTAAGCGTCATTCAGTGCCTCCTTTGAAAATTGTGCGTAATAGGTCTCGGTGTTGAGAACAACGTTCTTGACGTGACCTAGTTGGACTCCTGTGTGGACGAAGACAGGGAAGCCGGCCACACCAGCTCGAAGGCAAAACGTGATGTCCTCACCAACTCGATGACCGTTGATTTCGCCTTCTTGGAAGAACGGGTATGCCTTACTGAATCCGTGGTCCCGGATCTTCTCCAGGACGCTGCGGTGAATGAGGAGGCAAGCAGCTCCGGTAGCCATCACCTTGAAGAGCTTGTCTTCGGGCCACACGTTGTAACGCTCGATAACTCCTGTCTCCACGTCGAAGTGACCGTAGAGAGTGGCCGCGTGAGCGGTCTCTCCGTCGACATATCCGAAGCAAAGACCACCGACAATCGGAGCTTCCACGGGATCCGCGGCAGCCATCAGTTTGTCCAGGAGGTCAGCCTCAAAGGTCATATCGGAATCGAGCATCAACAGCCAGTCGGCTCCGGGATGATCAAGAAGCATGTTGCACATCTCGTTACGCCCATGACTGACGTTCGCTGAGCTCTTCCACGAGAGGTAGCCGCCGCCACCTCCGAGACGCTTATTGTGAGCAGAGTCGTAGAGGACCAGGTCTAGGACCGATTCCATAAATCGGGCCTTCACGTCTCCTGGATTGAGCCATCCGACAACTACCTGTCCGGTAGCGAGGCTCTTGGTCTTGTTCGCCTTCTGGCGAGCACGTTTCGCACTAGTAGACATATTCTCTCCGTATGTAAAACGGGTACAGCTCAGCGCCCGGAGAAAACGCTGAGCTGTACCCGGTATTTGTGTTCGTGGGGGTTTAGGATTGAAGCTGGATTCGAGAATCGATGATCTCGATGATGTCCTCAAGAGGAGCATTCGGGTTCTTAACGATCAACTGGAATCTGCCCCTGTCCGCAGTGAACGTGGCTATTTCCGCGGTCGTTAGGCGAACTGTGATTTCACCGGCTGTCGGGTTAACCACGACGTATCCAGTATCCGAATTCGTCTTCGTGATCGTGACAGAACCAACGATCCACTTTGCTGTGACAATGGTGTAGCTAGTCAGGTCAACCGGAGTATCCGGAGTCCTCGGGACAGTGGAGTGATGCTCAAGGTACTTGAACGTTCGATTGAACGTTTCGTTCCTGTCCACCAATAGCATGACGTCTGCTCCTGGCACCTCTCCACCTCCTTAGCCGATCTGTTGAATCGTGAAATGCACAATCGTTAGTGATCCGCCAGTGACCGACGCTGAGAAACCGAAGTAGTTATCACTAGCTGGACTGAATCCAACTCCATCACTGAATGCGGAGCCCGTGTTGAGTCCAGCTCCACCGAAGGCAGACGAACCGTCATTCCAACCGAAGCCATCGACGTAGAACGTGACTCCAGGCCCAACATTTCTCGTCAGGCTTACGCACGCACCATCAGACGTTGAGTGACCCGTACCGATGCGGAATGTGATGGTCACGGTCTCGGTTCCACCAGAGCTGTGGAAGCCAGCAACCTTGATGTTCCAGGTTGCTCCTGTCGGAACAGAGGTTCCGATGTGGAGACTGCCGACGTACGTGTCAGAGGTGATTCCGGAAGCAGAGCCCTTGCTGACTAGTGAGAAGTCAACGGAGCCTGCTGGTCCCGTAGGACCAGTGGGGCCGGTAGCTCCGGTGTCTCCCTTATCGCCCTTCGGCCCGGTAGCGCCTGTAGCGCCAGCAGCTCCAGGATCACCTTGGTCGCCCTTAGGTCCAGTGGCTCCCGTAGGGCCAGTGGCTCCGGTCGCTCCTGCTGAGCCGGTAGCTCCCGTAGATCCTGCTGGTCCAGTAGGACCGGTAGAACCTGTGGGACCAGTTGAGCCTGTGTCGCCCTTGTCGCCCTTGGCTCCAGTCGGGCCAGCTGGCCCGGTAGCGCCGGTAGCGCCTGTAGCGCCAGTAGGACCGGGATCGCCTTGAGGACCAGGAGGTCCACCAGGGTCACCAGGAGGGCCGGCCTCTCCAGGAGGACCGGGAGGACCTGGACTAGTTACTTGAACCCTCTTGGGGTCGCCTTGAGCGACCTGGACGAGGTTAGCGGGGGTCTGAGTTACGACCGTCTCAATCTCATTAGTCGACAAGCTCAAACACCCCATCGACTAGCTCGATGATGTCTTCGATTGCTGCCAGCGGGTTAGTGAGGAGGATACGAATCGTTCCTTTACCGCTGGTGAACGCAGTCATTTGAACCGTCGTGACGACCAGCTCAATGGTGCCGGTAAGCGGGGTGATAGTTACGTGGGGATCGTCTTGATCCAAGCTAAGGGTCGTTCCTGCGACCAGCTCAACATCCACCAGCGTGTAAGCCGAGATGTCGATGGCGGCACCGTCACTGTCCTTATAGATGAAGGTGGCCCTGAAGGTCTCGTGGCGGTCAAGCCTTAGTGCTACGTCTGCGCCACTCATTAATCCTCCAAAGGTTGTAAAGAAGGAAGGCTCCCCCGAAGGGGAGCCTTCCTGTGTTGCTTAGAACTGGCTGGTTACGCCAGCGCGACAGCCGCAGCAGTCTGGTTGAGCTGGAGCACCCGGAACGCATCAGCGTTCAGAACGTCAGCACCCACGCGCCAGTAGCACGCGAACCCGGCCTGGCCAGACGGACGCTGGTTAGCGCCGAGGACCAGAGGGTTGTACAGAACCGACATACCAATGCGGTCCACGATCAGGTACTGCTTGAAGTCGCCAACGAGGACGATGTTCTTGCCAGACGCGACAGTGGAATCAAGCGAGCTCGCCTGGTAGTACGGGCTGCCCAACAGGACCGGAGGAATACCCGGACCCAGGTTGGCCCAGAACATGCCACCACCGGCAGTGTCGAACTGACGGATCTTGGAGGCGATGTTCTTGTGAGCCAGGATGGTGAGGTTGTTCTGCGACCGAGCGGTCGTAGCATTCACCACGTTGTGGAGGTCGCCCACCACGAACGCACCAGTGGTAGCCGAAGTCACGATCGAGGCGGTGACGGCGAGAACGCCAGCCATAACGCCACGCGGAATCGTCGCACCAGTGTTGGCAACCTGGAAGGCAGTAGCCTCCAGGTTGGACTTGGCGTCCGCCATCAGCATCGCAACCTGGCTGTCGAAGCCAGTGTCGGAGAGCATCTCGTACGAACCGAGCAGGTAAGCGTCAGCCTTGTGACAAGTCACAGTCGGCTGAACGAACGTCGGAGAAGCGTCAGCGAACTGAGTACCTTCCGAGGTCCACTCTGCGGTAACGCCAGCAGACGAAACACCGTGCCACACGTTGGACGTGATGGTGTCGACGCGAGCGATCTGGCGAAGCGGGTTAACGTTGCCCGAGTTCGTGAGGATGATGGTCGGGTCCACGAAGTACGGAGACATGTAGCCACCGTTGCCGCCAGTCAGCGACATCGCGGTACGAAGAGCCTCACCAACGTAGGAACCGTTCGAGCTAAAGTAGCTCTTGAACTCCTCGCGGTACTCGTCCGAGCCAGTGAGCAGGATGTGACGAGCAATCTTCGCAGACTCCTGGCCACCATCCTCCAGCAGCTCGGTGAGGTGCTCTTTCGACTCGTCGTTCAGACGAACACCCTCAACAGCAGCACTAGCACGCGAGATCGCGTCAGTCCGGTCGAAGTAATCACCATTGGACAGCGAACGAGAAAGCTCGCGCTGGCTGCCATCGGTGAAAGCCTCAGTACGCTTCATGTACTCAGTGGACTTCGGACCCGAGCCCTCACGGTTACCCGAGTAGAGCGAAGCACGCATGACCTCAGCGACCTGCTCTTCACGAGCGATCGCCTTGTCGTACGACTCCTTCTTAGTCGAGAACTCGTCAAGCAGGGTGTCAGCGCGAGCGATGTCCTCAGTGGACGACTCGTCGTTGTCGGTGATCAGCTTGATTTCAGCGCGAAGCGCCTCCATCTCTACTGCAAGACCTTCAGAGATTTTCTTTGCCATTTTTATTCAACTCCTTCAAAGAGCATTCGCGCCTTAAGGCGCATCTTTTCGAGATCGAGATTCCGAATCGAGTGCTCGTTGAGCGAGTCGTCGGAGCCAGAGTCCGTAGCGGAGTTGGCAGATAGACGCTGAATGAAGTCAGCGATCTCTTCGTCGTTCAGCTCCGAACGCACAGCGACGATGTAAGCGTCTTTGTAGTACGGAGAGGGAGTAGGGCCGTAGTCGGCCAAACTCAGTTCCAAGCGGGTGACGGTTGGTAGCGGACTACCAGAGCGTGCCCGTGGAAGCTTTTCAGGATCAGAACGGTAGATAGCTCCACGGAAACTCTGTCCCGTGATATCGCCGTTGCTGATGCTTTCCAACACGGCGTTAGCCAAGTCGGATTTGTTGTATCGAGTGATAGTCAGCAGACCCTTTGAGTCTGCCTTCACTTCGATGGCCTTACCGATAGGAACAGAAGCAAGTCCACCGGACTTGCCGTAGTTATCGAGGCCGTGGTTATAGAGGACCTGAGTGCGGGAAGCACCGTACTGACTAAGAGTCCGATTGAACGCTGTGCGGTCAATCCGCTCGTTGTAGTGCCCGTGCTGGTCACGAATCTCAGTCGGAGAATCGAAGACTGCGGCGTACGCCTCAACAGTCCTACCGTCACCACCACGCTGGATGGTGCAGTCCTGGAGGTCCCAGGTACGGCTATAGAGTTCACGCTCCACTGGAGCCTCCGTTCGGCTTGTTGGGGTCTGTCTGTTGTGGAGCAGGCGGAGCAGCTCCCTGAACAGGCTTAGGAGTCAGGTCCTTGGATTCGCGAAGAGTTACCTGAGACGGCGGAAGCATCTGGACGGACGTAAGTCCGGTGTGCTTCAGCAGGGTCAAGTCGTTGGACACGACAGCGGCGATAATTGAGTCAGGCTCGTAGCCAGCCATAACAAACGTGTTGATGGCGGACGCCTGAACCTGAACGGTTTCGGCCTGGTCCTTTTCGCCCTGACGGAGCGCAGCAACATCTGTGGTGTCGAACCACAGCTCGGCTCCACCTGGAACCTCGGCTAGAACAGAGAGCGCAGAAACCGCGGAACGCCACAGTGGGCGAAGCGTCAGATCTACGAACTGCCGGACCTGGTCCGGATAGTCACCGGGGAGACTGTTGATAGCACCCTGACGGATGCCGGCCACTAGAGCAGGAACACCAGCGGCGGCAGCCATCCTGTGTTCGCCTGCCATCTGTAGAGCGTCAAAGTTGGCGCCCTGCATATCGGAACCAGTGACAACAGGGTCTCCGCCACCATCGACGATCATCGTCTTGAAGGCGTTCCCTGGACCCGAGTGCTTAGCTTCGATCATTTCCCGAAGGGCTTCGATGCGCTTAGGGTCAACGTCGTTGGCGTACTTAATGACCATCTGAGGCGAAGCAGCGTTCTCCAGATATGCAGTCTGGAAGTCGCCCATAGTGGTGTCGTTTTCGATCTCACGAATCACCGGGGTCAGCCAAGACATCCCACGGAAGTTGGCCAGAGGATCAGGGATCGGAGCCCAGTGGGCAACGTCTCCGACTAGGAAGTACTCGTCTTCACGGTCCTGGTCACCAGAGGGCTGGTAGGCGTAGCCCACAACCTCACGAGCGCCATTCGGCTTAATCTCGCTAATGATGGACACGTAGTCCGGACGGAGCCGCTCTAGGCGGTTCCCACGGTCCACGATGTACGCGTTACCCGCGAGGTCTACGTCCTGGAGCATCCGAGCGAACAGGTCATTCTGCTGTGCGTTAGGCCATGGCTCTTCGAACATTGCCAACGAAGCATCAGTGAACAGCTTCTTGGTCCGCTTGTTGCGGTAGCAGAGAGTCGCTTCGCTAAAGAGCGTCATTCGACGGTTGGTTAGAGCGAACACGACGCTATTTCCGCGGAAGCCATACTCAGCGAATGCCTCGTAGCTCTCACGGATGTGCTCGGAAGCGTTCACGTCATAGAGAGGGACATAACCAGCGAGTTGAGTGCGCTGGACGTTCACTGTGGTTTCGTTGGTCGGAGACGGTTCGCCTCGCTTCCAAAATCGCCAGTCCATTCGTTCTCCTTTGCGGGGGTTCTACAGCCAGAAGACGGAAGGCTCACTGACGGTTGTGATTGAGTCGCGAAGGGACAGAGCCCAATGGGCAGAGGTAGCCGCGACTAGCGGTGTGATGTCGGTTGATTTGCGACGTGCCCAAGCAGAACCTGAGTCACCAATCGTTCGGAGCTGTGCTCCGTTGACGGCAGCGTTAAGCGGAGCCTCATCCAGGTGGGCAATTCGCTTCTGATTGACAGAATCGATAAGCATCCCGAACCCAGCGGTGACGTCCCCTGTGGACATCAGAACTAGCTGGCCCCGTTTGGGGTCTTTGCGGTCAGCGACCGTAAGGCC